AACTCATATGGTCTATATTCATTAATATTATTTCCATTATTAGTATAAGAATATTTTAAAACAGGACTCCATATTTTGGGTAGTTTTATTACTAAATACATATCCATTAGCAAATCTCCGTAACGCAAAATTTTGAAACTAAACTTTGAAATTTTTGTAATATCTAATTCTGTTTGTCCTATTTGATCAATTCTAAATTTTTGTAATCCAAAATTAGTATATTTAGAATATGTTGACTTAAAAAAACTTTTAGTTGGATTACCAGTCAAAATAATATTTTGATTACCTAGCGCTATTAAATTTAATAATCCACCTGCCATAATATTAATTAATATAACATTATAAATTTTATTTATGTTATAATATATTTTAAATTTTTTATAATGTAATTATAATATATAGTAATTATAATTGTTATGTCAGAGTCAGACACAAATAGAAACCTATATGACAATGTAATTAATAAAATGACTGGTCAAGAAATGCTACTAATAACATTAGGAATTATTACATTATTATTAGTAGTTTTATTTAGTTGGATTTTTGATAGATTAGGATTAAAGGATAGATCATGTGGCAAATTAGATACATATTATCCAAATTTAACAAATGAGTCTTATTTTAATAATAATACTTATATTAAATCAACTGCTAAACCATTTTTTGATAATTCAAATAATACATTAATTAATTATCATGTTAAAAGTTCATATAATTCTTGTTGTGGAGATGGATATAAAAATAATTTTGTTGCTTTATGTGCTTTAGAAAAATGTATTAATAATGGTTGTAGATTTTTAGATTTTGAGATTTATTCATATAATAATGATCCTATTGTTGCGTCATCTACTGCAAATAGTAATTATATTAAAGAAACATATAATGCTTTATTATTAAGCGAAGTATTAAATGTTATAACGGAAAGTGCTTTTGATGGAGTTAAAACTATATGTGCTAATGACCCATTAATATTAAATTTTAGAGTAATGAGCACAAATTTAGGTATGTTAGAAAAAATGGGTGATTTATTTGAAGAATATTTAGATAGAAGTATCAATTCAAATTTTTCATTATTAGCAAATTATAAAGATGCTTCTGTATTAAGTGTGAAAATGACAGATTTATACAGAAAAATCATAATTATTTGTGATTTTAATCCTGAACCTAATATTATTATAAATCCTAAATTAGTAAAATTACAAAAGTATATTAATTTAAAAGGTAAAAGCTTGTATTGTAATACTTATAGATATAATGATATAGTTGCTAAAGACGGCACACCACAATTTATTGAAGATACAAAAAGAAAATTTACAATTGTTTTACCAAATTTAGATAATTCAATAAAAAATTTTGATAGCATTAGTTCTTTTGTAAATGGATGTCAGGCAATTTGTATGAAGCATCAAAATTTAGATAGTAATTTAATTGGTTATAATAAACAATTTGAACTTGTTGGAATATTTTCTTGGAAAATGAAAGAACCAATCTTATTAAATATAGTAGCCAGACCTCTTGCTACTCCACCAGGAGTTGGATTAAATGCTTATTCAAGCTCAAGTATTGCTACTAGTTTAATTAGTCGAATTACAGGCGGAGGTGGAGGCGCTAGCCAAACTGGAGGCGCTAGCCAAACTGGAGGTGCTAGTCAAAGTGGAGGTGCTAGCCAAACTGGAGGTGTTAGCCAAACTGGAGGTGCTAGTCAAAGTGGAGGTGCTAGCCAAACTGGAGGTGCTAACCAAACTGGAGGTGTTAGCCAAACTGGAGGTGCTAGTCAAAGTGGAGGTGCTAGCCAAACTGGAGGTGTTAGCCAAACTGGAGGCATGAGCAGCGGTGCTGGTCCATTCCCTACTATGGGTAGTGGCGGTACTGGCGTTCCAGAAGGACATGAATATTAAATAAATTTTTAATGATTTATTAAAAATTTTAATATTATATAATTATATATATAATATATAATTATATGAAAGAATCATATGAAGAAAAAGAATTGAAAATATTAAGAAATGCTATAGATAATGCTACATATATTATTGGAAAAAAATTAGTCCAATCAGATACTATTAAAAATATTATAGAAATATTAGAAACCTTTTTACGAACACACAAAATATTATGTTATGGTGGAACTGCTGTAAATAATATACTCCCAGAACAATATAGATTTTATAATAAAAATATTGAAATACCAGATTATGATTTTTTTTCACCTTACGCTATGGAATATGCGAGAGATTTAGCAAATATATATTATAAAGCAGGTTATGAAGAAGTAGAAGCTAAGTCAGGAGTTCATAGTGGAACATACAAAGTATTTGTGAATTTTGTACCTATTGCTGATATTACTTTATTAGACAATAAATTGTTCCAAAATGTTTCAAAAAAAGCAATAAAAATTAACGGAATTAATTATTGCCCACCAAACTTTCTACGTATGGCAATGTATCTTGAATTATCTCGTCCAATGGGGGATGTATCTAGATGGGAAAAAGTTCTAAAGCGGATTAGTTTATTAAATAAAAATTATCCATTAAAAGGTTTGTTATGCGATAAACAAGATTTTCAAAGAAAATATGAAGGAAAACAAGAGGATCAAATAGCAATATATGAAATAACTAGAACCTCATTTATTAATCAAGGTTTAGTTTTTTTTGGAGGTTATGCATCAACCTTATATAGTAAATATATGCCATATAAAGAAAGAAGACAAGTTTCCAATATTCCAGATTTTGATGTATTAAGCGAAAACCCTCAAGAAAGTGCTACTATTTTAAAAGAACAATTAATCTATGAAGGTTATAACAATGTAAAAATTTTAAAAAAACAACCAATTGGTGAATATATTGATGTTCATTATGAAATTATTGTAAATAATGATGTAATAGCATTTATTTATAAACCCACTGCTTGTCATAGTTATAATTTAATAAATATTAATGGACAAAAAATAAAAGTAGCATCAATAGATACCATATTAAGTTTTTATTTAATATTTATATACGCAAATAGACCTTATTATGATGAAAACAGATTATTATGTATTGCTGAGTATTTGTTTAAAGTTCAATTAAAAAATCGTCTTGAACAAAAAGGGTTATTACGAAGATTTAGTGTATTATGTTATGGTAAGCAAAAAACACTGGAGGATATGAGAGAAGAAAAAGCCAAATTATATGCCAAAATTAAAATAAACGAAATAACACGTAACTCAAAATTATATAATTTGAATTTTTTTAGATATATACCCAAAGAACATTATAGCACATTAAATAAATCAAAGAAAAATAGCAAACATAGTATTAAGCATACAAAGAAATATAAAAACTATTAAATATTAAATATTTTATATTTTATAAAATATACATTTACCCTCTTTTATTGTTTTTGCTAACTTATATTTCTTACACAAAATCTTTCTAGATTTTAATTTTATAAAATCTGAACTATTAAAATATTTTAGTGTTTGACTTAAATTTTTTTTAGTAAAACTTTTATTTACATAATCAATAAAAGGAGAAAATAATTTGGTATTGTTTATTTCTGGATGTCCTTGAAATCCAAAAAATGGATATTTTTTGTGTTTTACTATATCTATAAACTCCTTATTGTTTTTATCTAAACTACTAGCAATAACTTCATAATTTTGATTTTTTTGTTTTCTATATAGTCGTAATCCTAATGCGAATGAATTATTATGAACTAATTTTTTAGTTTTGTTAAAATACTTTTTATATAATTTTCCCATTTTATTATTACTAAATTTTGGTATTGTTTTATAATTTGAATATGAGTTTACATTAATAAAAGTATTGCTAATATTTTTTTTTGTTAAATTATAATTTTTTTCAATTAAAATCATATTTTCATAACCATGACATATTGCTAATATTGGTATTGGTCTATTATTATTAGCAAGAAATTTGACTTTTTTTACTATATATTTTTGCGTTAAAAAATGTTGCTTTATAGATTTATTATTATAATAATTACCTATTTGACTCCCTGGAAATAATATACCATCTAAGTTATATACTATTTTATTTAATTCTAATTTTTTAATAGTATATGGAATTATAATATAATCAATAGAATTTTGTTTTAAAAAATTTATCAAATTTTCTTTTAAAAATATTTCATTGGAATTATTATTTTTTATATAAGGTGTTGCTAAAATACCTATTAATGGTTTAGTTTTAATCATAATAATAGTATTACTATTATTAGCAAATATATTTACATTGGTTAATGAAAAATTTATTTATTAATAGTAGTAATAGTTACTTTATAATCATTTTTTAAAAGATTATTAAAAATCATAACCAATAATGCTTATATAAAATGTATAAAAATATATAAAATGTATAAAAATATATAAAATGTATAAAAATATATAAAATGTATAAAAATATATAAAATGTATAAAAATATATAAAATGTATAAAATATATAAAATGTATAAAATTTATATATTTTTTAAATTAACTAATAGCTAATAAAGTATGTTTATAATCTTGGGAAACCAACCAAATTAGCACCAATACCAAAACCAGCACCCGATCTAGCACTTACACCCATAGTAGGAATGAAAGTATCTAATATAGAGAACGTGGCAGCCGCCATTAAAGCAATAATAGCAATTTCTTCTATTTTTAATGGTTTTTGTGGAATGACAAAAGCAACTATTGCAACCATTATACCTTCAATCAAATATTTCACAGCTCTTTTTACTAATTCACCCATACTGAAATTCATTTTGTTTTATAATAATACTAAAGAAAAAATTTATATTTATACACAAATTATATAAATTTAATTTAATTTAATTTAATTTAATTTAATTTAATTTAATTTAATTTAATTTAATTTAATTTAATTTAATTTAATTTACCTAAATAATTAATTAAAGTAAATAATTTGTGTATTTAAAAATTTGTTTTAAATATAATGTTTAATATAATGTTTAATATAATGTTTAATATAATGTTTAATATAATGTTTAATATAATGTTTAAATAAAATACTTAAAATTATATTAAAATACTATTCTATAAAATGTTTAATAAAAAATCTTCTAAATCTAAGGATAAAGACAAAGCAGAAAACAATTTAGAAAAAGCAAAATATGTAGATTTATTAGATGAAGATAAACCTATAAGCGGTCAAAAACATGTTTGCTTAAGTTTTATTTCTCCTGAAGACCATATTAAAAATAAAGAATTATTTTATTTTGAAAAATTCTTAAAGAACTTTGAGTTTAAAAAGACTTTTGAAAAATATACACAATTTTTGAGTTTTTTAGCATACAAATATAATTTAGATTTTAATAAATTAACAAAAGATATGGAAGAGTTTGTAGAAGAGGAAAAAGAAAATTTATTTTTAACTACTTTAGATGATGAATATAAAACATTTATTGACACCAAAGAAGAAGCATTGCAAAAAGAATATAATGAATTACATCAATTTCAAACAAATACAAGAGGCATTAAAGTACGTGGAGTGTTTGGTTCACAAGAAGAAGCAGAAATGAGATGTAAGATGTTAAGAGAAATAGACCCAAATCACGATGTTTATGTTGGTGCGGTTGGTATGTGGATGCCTTTTCACCCAGAAGCATATAAAACAGGACGTGTTGAATATTTAGAAAAAGATTTGAATGAACTTATGAGTCATAAGAAGAAAAATGATGAAATTTCTAAAGAGCAATTTAAAGAACGTGTAAAAGAAAGTAAAAAGAAAGCAATCGAAGAAAATATTGCTAAAGCTCGCAAGGAAGGCAACAAATTAATGCAAACAATAGATGAAGAGGGCAATTTAATAAATGCGGATAGAATGGATGTTCCTGGTAAAAACTTGCTTTTTGGTGACAAGGAAGATGATGATGTATCTACTGCTGATTTGCGTAAAGAATTATTTGAGGCAGAAGATGTTATTATAGGAAGAAAGAAAGATAATGATCATGGTTTAGGAGAACTATTAGAAAGACAAAAAGAACGTGCAGAAAAAACAACGACACAAGAAAAATTAGAGTCTATTTCTGAATCTCCTAAAAATATTGATTAATTAAATACAATAAATTGCTATCTATAACAATTTTTAATTTTTTGCTAGAAAATTTATATTATATTATATTATGTTATATTATATTATGTTATATTATAATATGTTATATTATAATATAAATTTTTATGTCAAATGCCGAGTATATTAGGATGTATAAGAAAGGGAAAAACTATGACTAAGCTTTAGATATTTCAACTATGTTAGACGGTAAGTTAAACCCAGATACAATAAGTTGGATTAGACAAAACATACCCTCAATAGTTGAAATACATCTTACAAAACTTACTCCTACTGAAACTAATCCAAAAAAAAAGAATCATATAACAATTGTATTTGATGATTGTTCTAGAGCACATTGGTGGTATAATGATAGTGATGATATTATTATACCAAAACAATTTTCTGCAAGTAAATGGCATGTGAATACTGAATTTAGATACTCTAGAAATTCTATACCTGTAGAAGGTACCAATAATTTCACCATAACTATTCCACATTATTTATTAAATCTTTTATATGATAATATGAAAGATCATGAAGAAATATACGGAGACGTACGCGATATAACTAAATATGTAGTACATTTGTTTTCATTCCGAAGCGAGGAGGAATTAAATGAATATGGAACAAATATTGAGATTGAATGTCCGGATTTAATTGATACTAGAACATGGAGGGAGAAACAGGATGATTATTACAAAAGAGACGATGAAGAAGATATAGATGAACATGGTAGCTTTATTAATACAAGGCGTAGACGACACGAACTTGACTCTCTACGTAGAGACGGTGGTAGCAAAAAAATAAAAAAATTACATAAAAGAAAATTACATAAAAGAAAATCACATAAAAGAAAATCACATAAAAGAAAATCACATAAAAGAAAATCGCATAAAAGAAAATCACATAAAAAAAAATCGTATAAAAGAAAATCGTATAAAAGAAAATAAAACTATAATAAATATTTATAATATTTATTGAAAAATATTATAAATTAATTATTACCATTTTGTCTTCCGAACATTAATTTTTGGTCCTTTTTTCTTATCTCTTATATTTGGGTCATACATTTCTTCTTCATTATCAGAATCTAAATTTTTACTAATTTCCCAAAATTCTTTTGAACCTAATTTGAATGTTTTATGATGGTCTGCTTTATACCAAAAAATTTGGTCTTGTAATTTATTGGATTTAGAATTATTATTTATTACTAAACATTCAAAATTTTCTGTACATTGATCCATAACTTGACAAAAACTTTCAAAAGTTGGAAACATACCAGCGTAATTTTCATAAATACGCCGTCTATTTGCTATATATGGTTCGCGTAAAATGAAAACATAATCAATATTTGTACGTAAATTAGGAGGAATACCTAAAGGATATTGCATAGTAATAACAAGCATTATTTTCCAATGACGCCCATTCATAAAAAGTAAACGCATCATTTTATCTTTAGTCCAACTACCATCATATAAACAATCATCTAAAATTACAAACGCACGTGGGTCTATATTTGATTTTTTATAAACTTCTATTTCTTTTTTTACTTGCTTCAATACTGTTTTTTGCCTTTTTAAAATATTTTCTATAATAGCAGTATTGTATTCATCGTGAATAAAAAGTTTTGGAACATGTTCAGCATAAAAACCATTACCTGCTTCAGTTCCACTAATAACAGTCCCTATTGGTATATCTTGATGATAATAAAGAAGATCTCTAACCAAATATGATTTACCTGTATCGCGACGACCTATTAAAACAATAACAGGTCCCTTATTTTCATCTGGTCTAAAACTAATAGTTTTAATATCAAATTTTTTTAATTCTAATGTCATTATGTTTAATAATAATATTATATAATTTAAGATTTAACTAAATAATTTAAGATTTAACTAAATAATTTAAGATTTAACTAAATAATCTAAGATTTAACTAAATAATCTAAGATGTAACTAAATAATCTAAGATGTAACTAAATAATTTAAGATTTAACTAAATAATTTAAGATTTAACTAAATA